TATACCTTGTTCTTCTAATTGTTTCTTAAAGTCATTAATAAAATCTTCAACCATCTCAGCTTCATGTGATTGTGATTTTGGTTTTAGATGTTTACTATTCCAAACTGCTCCTTGAATTGCTTGTAGTACTTCTTCTGATATTTTTTTCTTTATCATATTATATCTCCTTTGTTGATTGTATGTTATTAGTTCTAAAAAATTTGTCATACTTTTTTAACAAACTTATAGTTACAAAATAACCTTTGTTGTTTAGATCGCTTTGAACATCTTTGAATACTTCGTTCATAGATTTTTCTATAAACAAAATATTAGAAATGTTTTTTGGTTTAGAGTTTTCTTTAAAAGATTTGAAAACTATTTTTTTTAGGTCTTTGATCATTGTTGTATCTCCTGTTGTGTTTTTTTTCATAAATAAGATTAGGAAATTTTTATGTATAGTTCAACTAGAAAAGATATTTTTTTTATTTACTTAAATGTGGTTTATTTACTACATAATATGCAGTTTTATGTTTTGTACCAAGTTATGCTATGTATTTAAAATTGAATTAAAAAACTTCTTTCAATTATTTGTGGTATGTCATATATTGTTTTTGATCATTAAGTTGATCGCTTTTTTTCATATAAAGTATATCTCTCTGTTTGGGGGTGGAGCAATCCACCCCTACTCAATTTATAACTCTTTCTAATCCTGTCATGTCTGTATCTTCATGTATTCCTGTGTATGTCATTTCATAATTGACTAAATAAACATCTTGTCTTTTTTCTATTTCAGAAATCATTTCATTTACTTTTGTAAAGTATGGAAAAACATCCACAAATCTAAAAACGATATAGTGTCCATAAGGACTTGTTTGAGTCTCTAATTGAAATTCTAATTCTGTGATTACTGCATCCACTTTCATGGATGTATTATACTATTTTCTTTTAATTAATTCAGTACCTTTTATGCCATAGATTGCACCAACTACTGATACGAATAAAATTTGGAACCACATTGGAAGTTCTTGGAAATATCCAAAGAATAAGTCTATTTTTATTTTAATGTCTGGATCGTCGCTAAAAACACTCCAAACCAATAAAAGAATAGGAGCGGACACCAAAAGTAAAACGAACTCATCTTTCCACGAATTTTGCTGATCATTCTTAATAACTTTAGTATATTCGAGTTCTCCACTTGCTAATTTTTCTGCATGTTTGCTTTCAGCATCTGCCATAAGCATCTTTGTTTTTTGTCGTTGCTTATATACATGACTACCAGCATTTATTGCAAGTTTAATTGCACTTAACCACATTTTAATTCCTTTGCTAATTTACAATAATGAATTATCTTATCATATCGTTCAGCAGGATTCTCGCCTTTTTTTTGCCTAACTGCATATTTTACAATATTGCCATCTATAAAGTCTAAATTGTGAGAAATTATTAGCTCTATTGGTTGAATCTTGCCTTTGTAGTGTGTACCACCTATTTGAGTATCTAATGCACTCTCTGTGGCTCTATGGCTGTTTAAACGTCCTTTTTTCATACTATGTCTCCTATCCAATCTCCTTTGGCATTTAGCACCATTGGTAATAATCTAGGTATGCCATTTATTATGATTCCACAACCAATAATAAACCTAGTTTTGAAATTCTTTGCATATGCAAAAGCCATGCTCTTTTGGTTTATGAGGCACCCCACATTCATGCCAAAAAATAGGTTGTCAGGATTTGCCCACCAAGATACTACAAACTTCGTGTGATAATGACCTTGAACGCAACTCATTCCCATCGCTTGTGAAACCTTTAAAACATCTGCACTTCTACCATGTGTAAAGAAACATCTTTGGCCATTTGACATTGTAAGTGTTAGATCATCAATCCACTTCCATTTTTTAGTACCTAAGAAATCTCCATAATCTTTTAAAAATTCTTTACTCATTCCAAACTTCAATGCTCGTCTATAAACTAAGCTAGAATGGTTAGAATCGACCTCTGTAACTTCAGGAAATATACCCTCTAGTTCTTTAACATATTTTCTTGCTTGTTGAAGTTCATGTCCTGCAGAAAAAAGATCAGGGTTATGTTCGTGCATAGAGATTGCGTGAAAGTCTAAACTATCTCCAATGTTAACAACTGTGTCAGGTTTAAATTCTTTTTTTATTGCTTTTAAAAATGCAAAACTATCTTTGTGATGATATGGGATGTGCATGTCAGAAATGACTAAGATTCTAGAATTTTTCATACAAGTATTCCTTGTATATTATTTTGAGAGAAAGTAAAGAACCTGAGC